ATCTAATCTAAATGTACCAGCAGTGTTAGTAGCTGTTGGTGTATATTCATTTAAATCTTCTTGATTAGAAAATCTTACAAACATCGGATCTTGTGTTGTCGTGTCACCAATAGTTGTTTCAGTTCCAAAATGAAATAAATGTCTATCTCGATCTGATACTAATGTAAATCTACTAGCTGTAGGATTGTTAGTAGTTTGAAAATTTGTAGTTGTTAGCGAAGCTCTAACCGTTCTAGGATTTGATGCACCTGCATTCCATGTAAATGTTTTACCGTTAAATATAGTTGCAACTAACACTTGACCAAAGTTATCCAGACTCCAGTTTCCTGGATCTAGAACCACAGAACTTGTAGCTCTCGCTGTGCCCCAAGTTGATGCTCCCCACGTAGATGTGCTCCAACCAAATCCAGTTGTTTGTGTAGTTGGTCCAACTTCAACATAAGGATTAACAGTTACAGACCCTGCTGCAGTCATACCAGTTCCTCCTTCAGCACGTGAAGCTTGAACGGTAAATTTATCTACATCAGGCACAGTTAATATTTCATAAGTTTGTTCTAATTCTGCTGCAGTGAAATCAGATGCACCTGTGACTGTAACTGATGAAAGAGTTATGTACCTTCCAACTTCTAAATTATGTGATCCTTTATTAATAGTCACTGTTCTAGATCCATTAACAGTTGTTAATGTCCCTCCTGTTATCGCTGTATCTAAAGGAGTGATGTCATAGAAATCATTACCATAATATAAGAATAATCCTTGAGATGTTCCAATTGCAGTATATTTTTCACCTGCGAAACTTGAAAATGCAACCTGTGCTCTTGCAGCTCCAGGTAATGTTTTATTAGCAGCTGTTAATTGTAGCCAACCACCTATCTTTTCAGGTAGTCCATATCTAAATCTAACAAAATCACCATCAGTCCATTGACCCTCGGCCCCTGATTCTGTGTCTTGCTTGTTAAAACCTGGCTTGAATTTTAATTTTTGTAGCATATAGTAGCTTATATATTAGTTTTTTAGAGAATGAAAGTATCAATATAATGGATCATTTAGAAGCAATTGTTGAGCTTAAAAATATGATAAACCCTGAGTTTATTAAAAAAATAATACCTTTAATCGATCATAAATGCAATTACGATTTAAAAGTTAGAAACACGGTGATGACTAATATAAGAAATGGAAAAGGATATAGTTTAAATTACACCGGGAGCCCCACAGATGTTTTTTATTGGAATTATGTAAAATTACAAATTGAAAGATTATATCCTTACTACACGACCAAGTTTCCTAAATTAATGTCTAGTAAATTAAATCAAGTTCAATTATTAAAGTACAATGTGGGCGGAAAATATAACGTACACGTAGATCAGTTTACAACATCTCCTAGACATCTTAGTATTATAATAAATTTAAATAATGAGTATGAAGGTGGAGATTTAGTGTTTACTGATCAAAAAGAAAAAGAAATAAAAAGATTTAAATTAAATAAAGGATCAATTGTTTTTTTTCCTAGTAATTTTATGTATCCACATATTATTGAACCTATTACGAAAGGAACAAGGTATAGTATCGTTGCATGGCTACAGTAGATTTTAAAATTATTAAAAACTTTTTTAATGAAGAAGAATTAAAAGTATATTCAAAATATTGTTATAATAAAATTGATCAAAATCATGGTTTTGAATTAGAAGACTCTCAATCATTTTCACCCTGTTGGTATTTAGATCCCCTAATGACTTCTTTGTTAGATGTAAAAAAATCACTGGTTGAAAAAGAATCCAACTTAAAATTATTTCCTACTTATGCTTATTGGAGATATTACATTTTTGGTGGAACATTAGAACCTCATAAAGATAGATATTCTTGTGAAATATCAATAAGTGCTTGTATAAAAAAATATGACAATTGGCCTTTTATCATAGAGGGAAAATCTTTTGAACTTGACGAAGGAGATGCAATTTTATATGCAGGTTGTGAACAAGAACATTGGAGACCAGATGTCTATAAAGGTGAAGGCATGGCTCAAGTATTTTTACATTACGTAAATCAAACAGGGCCTTACAAAAATCATGCATATGATTCAATAAACAAGGAGAATAATTATGGATAAAACAGTTAACATAACTAATTTTATAGGTGTTTATGATAACTATATAACGGAACAAGAATGTAATCATGCTATTAATATGTATGAGAAAGAGAATAAATTTAATAACACTTTAAATAGAATTGGTGGAGAACAATCATCTATTCTACAAAAACAAGATCAACAATATTTTGCTCATGGCGGTAATATAGAAGTTTGGTGGGATACTTTGAAAGCTATGATGGTAAATTTTGACATGGCCTGGAATCATTATGTAAAAAATACAGGAGCAGATAACGCTTATGGAGTTCCTTTTCATTTTACCTGTTTGAAAATTCAAAAAACTTTACCTACTGAAGGATATCATGTTTGGCACATTGAACATGGTAAAGGTTATGAAAATGAACCTAGAGCTTTTGTTTTTTCTATATATTTAAATGATGTAGAGGAAGGTGGAGAAACAGAATTTCTACACTTTTCAAAAAGAGTTAAACCTAAAAAAGGTAGAATAGTTATTTGGCCAGCAGCATTTCCTTATATTCACAGAGGAAATCCACCTTTATCTGGTGAAAAATATATCTTAACTTCTTGGATGAGATTAAGGTGATAAAGATTATAGATAATTTTTTTGAAGAAAAAGATTTAAAAGAAGTTCAATATTTTGCATTAAATAATGCACATTATACTCCTTGTTTTTTTGATAATACAACAGAAAAAAGTCCAAAAACTCATTATGGAAATAGATGGCCTTTTCCACCAAAATCTAAAATTCTTGATTTATTTTTATCTCAAACAGAAAATAAATTTAAAATAAAAATTAAAGAAATACATTCAAATTCAGGTATAGATCAAAGAAATTTAAATCATTTTAAACCACATATTGACGAATCAGTTGCTAAAGTAAATATATTAATAATGATATCAGGACCAACAGCTGTAACTAATGGAACTGTTTTTTATTATAAAAATATGGATCAATGTGAATTAGATATTCACGTTGGATTTAGAGAAAATAGAGCTATCATGTTTCCCTCAACATGGATTCATTCTCAACACAAAAGTAATGTTCCTAATTTAAGAAGATATACTTCGACTTTATTTATTAAAAATTATGAAGAATAAGAAGTAGGTCTTTCGCCTAGTCTAGCTATTTTATCTGCTTCTGTTTCAGCAGGACTACCATCTTCATTAAAAAGATTGTTATTATCCCAATCAGATTGTAATTTAGCTAAGTGAACTGCGTCCCATCTATTAGTAAAGTCTGAAAAATCTCCAAGATTAGCGTCTTCCCAAGTAGAGTGGGGAGTGGTATCTCTGTATTCTACACAATCACTTGGATTAGATGTTCCATATTGAATAGCCCAAATGTTATTCCATTTAGCTAATCCCCAAAAATCATTATCATTAATTTTGTATCCATTTCCAGCACCATCACCACTTTGTTTAATAACAAGTTTGTCATCAAATATTACTGTCCATGTTGCGTTTGTTGCCATATTTTCTCCTACGTCTTAATTATATAAATAAGTGTTAAATAAGGTTGAACAACTGAAGTTGAATCTCCTGTAAAAGTTGCACTCATATTGTGAGAGTGACCTGTGCCTGAACCTGCGTTATTTGTATTTAAAGTATCAAGAAATGGAGGGTTAGTTGTTTTTCTCTCCATATTTGGAGTAGGTCCATTAGCAAAAACACCATTTAAAAATTGTGCACTGTGACTGTGAGATGCTAATTGAGCCTCTGTTAATGTTGCATTCGCTGTAGAACCACCAACGTTTCCAGTAGATTGAACTGTATTAGCTCCACCAGTTGATGCTAAAGCTTTAGTTCCAGATTTACCCATTGCAACGTTGTCTTGCAAATCAGGTAGGTTAAAAGTAGATGCACCATCTCCAGCTCCGTAAGTTGTACCTACGATTGCAAATAATGCAGCATAAGTTGATCTTGAAACTGCCGCTCCATTACATTCTAAGAAACCTGTTGGCACTGAAGAAGAAGACCACGGCACAATAGTTGCTGTAGGAATACCCTCGATACCTGTAAGGTTTGCTCCATCGAAATCGTATCTTGTTGCTTCGTAATTTGACATCTATTATTTCTCCTTATACGTCCAACCTGTTGTTGCATC